ATAACCATGTGTGGAAATAATGGTGATCCTATATATCATTCAAAGTTTCATGAATTATGTTCTGAACTTAAAAAAATTAATTGTGTAATAAAAATTACAACCAATGGCAGTGGGAAAAAAAAAGAATGGTGGGAAAAACTCTGCTCAATACTAGATAAAAAAGATAATATTACTTTTAGTATCGATGGCTTAGAAGATACCAATCATTTATATAGAAAAAATGCAAAATGGAATTCGATAATGGATGCTATAAAGGTTGTTACTAAATCACAGTTAAACACAACATGGAAATACATAGTTTTCAAACACAATCAACATCAAATACAAGAAGCCGAATCAATTAGTAAAGAATTGGGTATTAAAAATTTTCGATTGGAAAAAAGTGACCGTTGGTGGAAGCAAGATCTTATGCCAGACGAAAAATATGTCGACATTTCTTACAAGCATCAAATTCTACCAATGTTTTTAATAGAATACAAAGCATCTTCTGTTTCTAGAATATAGTAATTTCTATTAATTCTAGCCATTTTTACATCTTCAGAAATTTCTGATGTATTAGACGCTGGTGCTGGCGATCTTTCCATACCCTCATCGCGCATTCTCTCGAATCCAGAGTCTGGGTCGTAGTAGTACTCCTCTTCCTTAGGAGCTTCTGGGAGAGGGACTTCCTCCTCGGAGGTGGTTTTTGATTCTGGAACTATGGAGAGTTGACTTGGATTGACAATCCACAATTCGCCATTCTTATCAACCATTTCTACAAAATCAACGGTCTCGGCATTCTGTGGCTCATCTCCAAGTTTCTTCATGCGCTTGGTTACTATTCCAGAAACTCCAGTCGAGCTGTGAGTGACTTTATCTCCTTCTTTAACAGGAGTTCTCTTATCGGAAGAAATGTATCGAGCATCTTCTCCTAGGTTTCCAATATCTAGTGGACGTGGAAGTATTCTTTCTTTAGCAGTAAGAGGACGACGAAGGTCTTGAATCCTCGCCCGCTCGTTCCATGTTGGATTAGATACAGACCCATCATTAGTATCAACTATCGTATATTCCATTTTATTAGTTGATTCGTTTTTAACTGATCGTGTTACGTATCCATAGACAACAGGGTCATTAGGAAGACTTGTTCGAACATAGTCCCCTTCTTGAATGTCAGAAGCACGGGCTCCAACAAGAAGTTGCGTGTTGTCAGAGTTGCGAATCCACTCAACAGTACGACCTTCTGGAGTGTTTGCATCTGTTGTTTTGATGTTCTCTCTATTTTTAGCGGTAGGAGAGTTGTTTAAAGGATTTCGTGTATATACAGAAGATGCTTCAAAAATTCTTCTTTTAACTGATGCTTCATCTCTATCGAATTCTTTGCTTCCTGGTCGGTAATAACCACTTTGACGTGGTCTCTCAAGAGCAGGACCGTCTCCGATCTTTGGAAGTTCTGCTTCTGGAACTCCGCGGACGACATCAATCTTGGTGTTCTTCTTCCAGGTACGCTCTTGCATCTCGTGTCCTGGGTAGTAACCGTTGATTATCATCTTGTCAGAGTCTTCTGGGTCTTCAACAACCCCCGTGATAACAAAAGCCTCGTTAGGACGAATTGCAATATCTCCAGGCTGCAAATCTCTTGCTGGCATTGGAGTATATGTATCTACAGATTCATTGGATTCTGGATTCTGAGAGTCAGCAGAAACTACATTTTGAGCATCAACAGCAGGTGCTCCAACAGAATCTGCTTCTTCCGAATCGACAACTTTTGTTTCTTCAGTAGAAATGTTTTCTAAGGCATTAGTGTCATTAATATAGTCTCTTATTCGAGCATCAATATCAAATGCACTAACTTTTCTCTTGTTTCCTTTATTTTCAATACTTTTATCAAGAGACTTTTCAAAGACACCTTTTGTTGCCTCAATGTCAGCGCGGGAGTCGTGCCAGTTCTCTAGTTTTACCTCGAAGTAATCGCTTAAACCTTTAAGAGTGTTATCGTTCATGTGATAACCCTCTTGAGCTGTTACAGGGTTTCCTTCAGCATCAAATTTCTTTGGTCGATTCTTATCTCCATATAAAGATGAAACTGCTAAGGCTCGCACATCCATAATCCCTGATGGGTTGTACCGAAGATTTGCTTCGTCAGCATTCTTTCTCAAGAAATCTTCATCGAAACCAACATTAAATCCAGCAAGCATAGGGTTTGGTCCTGCCCAATCAAGGAACTGCTTGTGACCATCTGCTCTGCTTGGCTGAGAATCAATCCACTCTTGCGTTAGTGGGTTTCCATCAACATCAACGCTATTTTTTGCATTCCACTCCGAGAGAGGGGCATTTGGATTCATGAAGACATTGAAACTGTCAACAATTTCTCCATTTTTTACTTTAATAGCAGAAAGTTGGAATGGGTTGTGGTTAGGGTCGTTAGAATCTAAACCAGTTGTTTCGTAGTCAAAAATTATGTACTCTTCGTTATTAAGGAGTTCTTTAAACTTTTCTGGGTCAAGCTCTGCTTCTCTAACAAGTTCTGCAAATCGTCCTTGGAACGCGGGGTAGCGAACTCTGTTATATGGCTTAGGAGAAACTGTCTTATCTGGAGCATCGACGCTTTCTGCTACAAGTTCTGTAGCTTTTTCTTCAGATACAACGTTAGGAGCATTAATAGGAGTAACAGTAGAAGGCTCTTGAACAAGGCTCTTTGCTTTAGCAATAGCGTTGTCATACTCCTCCTGAGTCATTAATCCTTTTTTAACATTTGTTTTTGATAAAGCAGGTAAATCTCCCTTAGGAGGAATAGATATTCCTCGGTAGATTTCAATAGGAGTGTCTTCATACCACTGCTTAGTATCTTGCTCTACGTGGCCAGGGAAGTAGCCTCTGATTCGGCGCATGGCTCCGTACTTGCCACCAATTTGTCTATCGCCAATCTCTGTAATGACAAATCCATCTTTAACAGAAACATCTCCTGGCTTTAGATCAACAGTAGCAACTCTGCCTCGTTGAGGGATTGGTAGTTCTTCAGCAGGAGGTATTTGAGTGTTAGGTATGCCGTTACCTGATTCAATGGACTCTGCTTCTTTTTTGGCAGCTTCATCTAGCGCTTCTTCAAGTTTTCGAATTTCTTCATATCTTCGTGCGCTGTACTCTGCTTGCTCTTTTCTTACCCTTTCATAAAATTTTTGTATGTCTTCATATCTTTTTCGACGAGCCTCTTCTTGCTTTTCTGTTGTGTACACCTTAGGTTGGTAAGTGTCTCCATCTGCCATCTCGTCAAAGAGGAAAGTGTCGGTGTCGAATCCTTGAAGTTGAAGAGCATCACGGATAGCTTCAAACGGGATGTCAGCAATAGACTCTTCTCCCCCGTCTTCTGTGATAAAAGCAAGTTCTGCAGTTCCCGTTTTTTTATTTCTCAATGCTTTTGCAAGAGATCCTTTTAAATCTTCTGTAGAAAACATAGAAGCAATCTCAAAGGGATTATTAGTGATTTCTGGAGCTTCTTTTTGATCTCCTAAACTGGTATATTCTTGAGAATCTCCAAAAGGTAGAAGAGAATAATTGTAATAAGGATCATATTGTTCTCTGCCTTCTAAGCCAGTATCCGAGGGCTCGATAAGGTTTTCTGGAAGAAACTCTTCCCACTCTCCTGTTTCTTGATATCGAGCAAAATCTTCTTCAGAGAGATTAGCAAGAAGTGAGGGAAGTTCTGGAGTAGTAAATTCTCCAAAAGCATTCCACAAATCAGCAGAGTTCTCGTCAAAATCTTCGTCGCTGTTCCAATCAATTTCTCCGTCAGGCATAATCTTTGCTACTTCAGAGTCTCCTGGCTCCCAACTACCCTTGTAGACCGAGATTTCATCGGAGTAATCTCCAACACCTTGCTCTTCTTTTCTAAAGAAAGTAAATCCACCATGCTCAAGGAATTCTTGATTTTTCTTTAGTTCCTTCTTAAGAGATTCCATTTCCTCATCAGTAGGAGTCCATGGGTCGTTCCATGGTTGGTCTTCTGGGCTAATCTCTTCGGTATCAACTTCTTCAATAACATCGGCAATGTCTGGTTTTTCTACTCCGCCACGCGACTCATTAAGAGCATCAACGTTGGTGGAATCACCATTGAGGTCGTCATAAATTTGTGCAACAATTTTCTTTGCATCCACACCTTGTTGCTCGAGAGCAAAGTAAATTGCCTCTGCTGGAACAAGTTCATCTCCACCATCAAAAGATAAAGAGCCATAACCTGTTGCAGCGTTGACTTTCTTCCTTGTTTCTTCGCTTGGAGCAACATCGGTAACATCTTCTAAATCTTCTTCTGATGGACCCTCTAGATCATCAACAGGTAGGTCATCTTCTGAGTCGTCAGCTTTAATTGCATCAACAATATCTGTCGTCTCGTCACTATCAATAACTTCTGGGTAAAGAGCTTCAACAAGACCACCAATAAGTTCTTCAGAAGTAAATTTTTCTGAAAGAACAGACTGGTCATCACTGTAGTCTTTAGCTATTTGGTCGGTTCTGCCTTGAGGTTCGTATTCATTTTCAGTATCAATAAGATAACTGTCTTTAGGAACATTGTAACTAAATACTGAAGAAGATTTTTTCTTTGCTGGTAACTCTTCTGCTTGTGGTTTTTCTGGAGCAGTTGACGGGTCGATTATCTCTTGCGTTTCTCTATATGAATTAACAACATCTTCTGCAAGTTTTTTTGCTTCTTTTTTATTTTTTGCAGGATATTCTTTTTCGTCTACAACTCCACCATCTCGAGAAAAACGAGTGAAATCTGCACTCCAGTTACCTGAATCATCTTGTCCGTAAGAAACTACAGTGTTGTCGTCTAGATTATGCTCCATACGACCAGTGTCTTTATTTTCTTCAAACTTTGGCTTTCCATCTCTAGGTTCGTCAACGATGGCAATAGGTTCTTTTTCAGGCTTTGGCTTTTTAGGTTTTTCAGGAAGTGCTTGTTTCTTGCCTTCAAACTCTGCTAACTTCTCTTGAATTTCTTCAGGAGTAAGTTCGTTACTATCTTTTCTTGGGATATATGCCTTTGCTCGTCCCTCTTGGAAATCCATTGCTGGCTCGTCGTCAGCGATTCTTTCTTGAGTATCTGCCCAACTTTGCGTGAAAGCAAAAGGAGTCTTAGAGCCACGTCGAGAAATTTCATAGACAGGTTTTTCTGCATTCCATGTCTTACCGCCATCGCCCTTTTTATTTAGAATAATGTCTCGGTCAGCGGCATCAAGTTCTTTTGTTGCTTTTCCAATTCTATCTCGTGTTTCTGGTGATGGCTTATCGTGCTTAATAACATCGTAAGCATCATCTGTGTACTTTGTTCCAGAGCCCTTGTAACTATCATCTACTCTAAATCCTGGAGGCATGTCAAGAATTGCAACATCAGCTTCATCAACAATTGGGTCTCCTGTTTTTACTCGTGCAGGAGTTGGGCTAAATCCGTCCTCAAGACCTTCGATCTCTAGACGAGCTTTAATAAACTCGACAGGAAGATCAGCGCTAGAGTCGTTTCCTTCAAGATTTTTTACATTGCTATCAGACTTAATCTCACGAAGTTTTCCGTCTGGACTTTCTACAACGATACCATTTGCACTTTCCGCAACAGGCTCACCAGTAAAACTGACAACAGAGCCATCCCCTCTTCTAAAGAGCGCACGAAGTCCACCACCCATATAAGCAAAGCGTCCATATCGGTCACGGCGCTGTAGACGAGCACGGAGCGAACGCGCAGCTCGTGAGTTACCTCCGCCGTAAGAAGCAATAAGTGCTTGAATAGGAATGGAATTGTTCGGGTCAGATTCAATGCGAGTCATGGAATAGATGTACGACTCGGAAGTGGGAGAATCAACCAAAACAGAGGCAACAAGTGGCTTGGATTCTGATGGAATGCGTGGGTCAGCAAGCACCCAATTCAAACGCGCTTGTGCAAAAGCAGAAGCAGTCATCGCGTGGGGCTTTGTAGAACTTGGGTGTCCTACAGGAAGCAAATCAGTGAACTGGTCTACAGAAGTGCTAACAGACTTGTCATGATGTGCAAGATTGATAAACTCAGAAAGAGATTTAAGAGCACGATACTCACGCAAAGAATACTCAAGCCCAACAGTGCTAAGAAGAGATTTTTTAACGACAAGAGTTGCCGCCCTTCTACTTATTCTGCGTTCAGCAGAAAACTCGGAGTTGGCTTTATCAACAATGGAGTAGACCTTTTTCTTAAGTCTTTTAGCTTGCTCTTTCGTGGAAAGAGTTTTATTGCTTAGACTGAGTTTATGCGAGTGTCTACGCATGGTCTACATTCTCCTTTAACGGTAGCAAGTCAGCATCAATACTTTGATAGCCGTACTCAGCCAAATCTAGGGCTCTGTCGAATGGGTTTTGATTGTCTTTTACACCACGAGCCCACGCTGCTTTAAGTGAAGGCTCAATTTCATATCCAAAACCTGAAAACTCTGCCATCGCAAGAATTGCTTCTTCTATAGAGGCATATTCTTCCTGGTCTTTAATCTCTACAGTAAGTTCTGCATCATAGTTTTCCTCGAGTAAGGCTCCTGCAGTAACTGCTGAGTTAGATTTCTTTGAACTCCTTGGGTGCGAAGCAGGAAGAAGGTCGTTATCTGTTGTGTAATTGGAGTTTGCTGGCTTACCAGACTTCAACAAACGAAGGAAAGCATTAACTCGACCCATAGCCCATTGGTCGCGAGTCATTCCAGGACGGTGCGAAGTGGAGAATGCTCCTGCGCCTCGTCGGTAGACTGCCTTAAGCATAGATAGAGAGGCTTTTCTTCCGTTAGGAGCGCTCTCATTGTGCTTAGAGACTTTCTCTTTTAAACTTTTTTCAATTTTGTCAGAGAACTTTACTTTTCGAGCGCTCTTTGTTCCAGAAGCAGAGCCCGCTTTGTTAGTTTTCGACCCTTTAATTCTGTCCTTCTTTGGTGCAGGAGTTTTTGCAAGGCTTCCCGCAGCAAAAACAGGCTGTTCATCCATAAAAACCTCTTCGGTCTCTACTTCTACAGGTTGAACAGCCTCAGATTCCCCCGAGGACTCAGAAGTAAGGAAAGCATTTAACTGCCAACGCCATTTTTTGTGCATATCAATGCGACCAGCAATAAAATCTGCAATTCCTTGCTCGTTAGCGGCGTCTGCAACAGCAAAGCAATTATCAAGAGAGCGAATCATAATTTCATTGGAATCGTAGAGGTCTTTACACATAGACATTGCGTTCGTTCCAACATTTGCATCTTTAACAGAAGATAGTTGAGCGAATTCAACAAGTTTGTAAGGAGCAAAAGCACCAAGTTTTCTCATGTTCTCTGCAAGAGCATCAAAAGAAGAGTAAATATCCTCATAAATGTCAGCAAAGAAATCATGGAACTGTGAAAAATCATTTCCAACAACGTTCCAGTGATGGCCATGAGCCTTGAAGTAGAGAACAACAGCATTACCTAAAGTCTCCGCTAATGCCTCTGATACTTCTGGCTTTTCAATAGAAAAATCTTGTGCCATTTTTAGATTCCTTCCTGTGGCGTTTCAGGTACTTCTTCTTGAGGTACTTCTTCTGGTGTTTGCGGAGCTTGCGATGTTTGACCAGAAAGAATCTGTTCTACCTCTGGAGGTAGTGGAGCAACGGAAGCTGCTTGTTGACTTTGTCGCACTGCGTTCATCATCTCTGGTGCAATAGCACCAAGCATTGCTTCGGTAAGTTCTGGAGTAATAGTTCCTCTTTCGCGAAGCATACGAATAGCAGTTTCGTTAGAGGTTGGAGCATCTGCGTTAGTAAATCCATGCGCTCTGCGCCATGACTCGTAAGAAATTGCTCCGCGGTCAAATCCTGAATCAGCATCGGCTGCGCGGTCATTGCGTGTGGAAACTGCTGATGGGTCATACCAAATAACAATTCGGTCTACTTCTGATTGTGGATAACCATTTGCTACAAGGTATGGTCGAAGATAAACAACGGTAAGAGAGTCTGCAATAAGAAGCATTAAAGGTTCGATGTGTGTTTTGTAAAGAGTCTCATCTATTTGCAGTGCGTTGGAGTACTTAACATTAGCAAGACCAGTAATCATATCTTTAGGAACATCGAGACCTTGCAAAATACGCTCAAGAACTCGGTCTGAACGCTCAGCAAGTTGTGGGTCAAAGGAGCGCTCGAACTTGAACTGCTTAATTTTGTCGCCAAGTTCGGCAGGACCGCGAATAATGAGCGGAACAACTGCGCTAGCAGACTCTTCATCACGAATAGGAGTGGTCATCGCATCGATGAGTTGATCTTCAAACTCATCTTCTGCTTCCTCAACAGTAAATCCTGGATTTAAATCGTTATCGTCGTCATACGGGAAATCCCCGTCGCCTTGTGCGGCAACGGAGAGCCCGTCGGGAAGATAGAGTGCGCCCGCGTTGAGACGAGAACGTGCTGTGGCACGAAAAGTTCTATTAAGGAGAAGAAGTTCAGCGCAAAGGTCAAGCAAACCGCGAATCGACGAATCTGCTTCGTCAGAAAAACGTGGATGTGAACGCCAAATGCGACCAACAAAAGCTTTGCTATTAAGTTTAAGAGGGTTGTTTCCAGAACTATATGCGGTCTGTCCTGTCACTTGTTCTCTACGCCCAATAAGGTTAAACCCACCTCGAACATCAGCAAGAAGTTCATCAACAGATTTGATATCCCATGACTCAGGGATGCCATGTCCTGGCTTTTCTGGAACTTGAACAAGATAACATTCACCAGCAACGCTCAAATTAAGTGCTGCATCACGAAGGAGACCTGCTTGTCCGCCGTATGCTGAATCTAAACGTGATAACGCACGTTCTGCTGCGGCTGCAAGGGATGGGTCTACAGTAGAAGAAGTACGAACAGAGTTTGGTGCTTCTGCAGGATTATCAACAACTGCTGCGTAGAGTCGAATGCGTGAGATGACAGATGCAACAAGATTAAATGCGTATTTAATTTCTCCGATAGCGTCGTAATACTCCCAGGCTTCTTGTTGCCATGAACTCGAACCTGCAGAGCGACGTGCTTTAAATTGCTCGAATTCTCCCTTGTCATTAATTTTAATTTGAGCAGCAGCAGCGGTGAGGGTTCGCGGTGTGCTGTATGTAGGGGTAGGAAGAGGGTTAAAGAATATGGAGGAAGCACCAGTTATAGGTGCTTGGCTATTAATCCGTTGAGTAGATGCCGACGCTCGAAGCGGCTGAGAAGCGCTGTCGGCGTTTTGGCCTTGTTCTGTGCGTCTAAAGACGGCCACTGATACTCCCGTTCATTAAGTTACGGAACATGAAGTCAATCTCTCTCTTCATGTGCGGCTAATAGTCCTGCCACTGCAGATAAAGCAAGAATGCTTTCTACAGCTTTCGTCCCACTAGGCATAATTGTACGCGATATTTGTAGACCTGATGCTATCCAAATGCTGGTACACCAGTCGCAGGTAATTAAGTATCCAATTTTTGTTGATTCAGGAGGATACTTCTTCCAAATTTTTTCTCTCAAGGGCTCTGCGATGCTATCTCGCGTCACCATCCGCGTGAGGCGATAGGTGGCAAGACCTGCAATGACAAAAGTTAAAGGGCTCATGAGTAGAGTATCTTCCCATAAGGGTTCCACGATTTTAGGCGCGACCCGCATCCACAATTAGTATCCTTGGAGAAGATAACAAACTTGCCCGAGGCGGTCTGTGCCTTATGTACTCTATTTTCCTTTTTATATTGTACTATTGCCTCTTTAAAAATAACAACAATTCCCGTAGGGGAGTCTTGACCAATAAGAATCCCGTCATTAATAACAACAATGCGGATTCTCCCAAGGCGCTTACCCGTTGCGGGGAGCGGGGTTTGCATCGTCAAAGCATCGATGTCGCTAGCGATGTCAGGCGGAAAAAATAGGGCTTCAGCAGGAAAAACATCTGCCTGTAACTTCACTTTGCCAGCCTTTTTGCCATTGCTCGGTAACTAACACCCGCTGCTTTAGCAAGTTCTACGGCTGGAACCCCCTTTTTTCGTAAATACTTGACCAGTTCGGTGAGTTTTTGGTTTGCCACGGCAGGAGCAGAGGCAGGATCCATTTTGGAACGATATTTTCTGGCTTGTAGGGAGAGATTTTTAATTTCAGCCTCGTACTCGTGTTGGAGCGGAATGGGCGCCGGAAAATTTGGCTCTGGAAGTGGGTGATTTGCTTCAATATGAGTCGTAGCCTCGACCCGAGAGAGGCGGTAATGAAGCGTTGCCTTGGGAACGGGCGGAGAGAAAGAGTTTCCTATCTCGGAGAGCGACCAACCTATAGTCCACAAGCCCTTCATACGAGCCAGTTTCAACTCCATAGGGAGGCTAAGGATAAAGTCAATTTCTTCGTTAGGCAAAGTTGTTCTGTTCATAATCGTATAGTACAGGGAATGAGAGGAGGTGATTTTTTGAACGAAGATGAACCTTAACGATTTTTGACTTGGGCCTGTGAGAAGGCAGTTGTTATTGTGTCCGATTTGTCCAAATCGTTTCCTAAATTATTTTTGCCCCATAACCGTTGATTTTATTATTTTGTCCGATTTGTCGTTACTGAGTGTTACATGAGCATAGATATAAAAATAAATGAGAGAAAACATAAAACAAAAATAAAAAAATTATTTTCTCTACCTCTAGTAGAGGTTGAGGGTTATCAAGTCTAGCTATCAAGTAGAGGTTGAGGGTTATAGTCAAGTGTGTTAAGTCTAAAGGTGTAGTAGAGAGTCAGGGTTCTAAAAATAAATTATAAATAGTTTGAATGGGTCGAATTGCTACTGGCGAGTAACTTATCTGGCTATATGCCTATATGCCTATCTGCCTATGCTTGACTATTTCTGATTATTCTATATAGTTGTCTTATATAACTATCTGGGGGTGATTATGAAAGGTAGCTGGGTCGCGGTTGATGTTCTGCCTAACTGTGATGTCTGTGGCGCTGTGGCTTCCTATGACGCTTTACTCTTTGGCTCTAAGTGGGGTTATGCTTGCCAAGAGTGCTTCGATAATTTCGGGGCTGCCGTAGGGCTAGGCTTAGGTCAGCGTTTGGTTCTCCGCAAGTAACTTAGACAAAACGGACATACCGCACGATATAACTATGACCAAAATGACTGGATTATTATTTGACTTCTATACCTACTAGGTATAATCTTTACTCATAACTAAATAACACAACCGAAAAGAAAAGGGGAAATAAAATGAACTTCTTTGGAAATGTAGCTGACTGGATTGAAGATAACTTTGCTATCGCTGGACCTGTAGGTGCGTTTATCGGTATAGCCGTAGCGGTTACGATAGCGCTACTAACACGCTAAAGTAAAAGTAAAAGTAACCCTCCGCAACGGGGGTTACAACCTAAACAACTAAATAAATAAAAAACCAACTAGAAAAGGGGAAATAAAATGAATACCTGCTCCGCATGTAACACTACTGAAAATATCGTTCACTCAGGCGTAGATGCTTTCGCTCTAGGGGTAATGGATAGGGTCGGCCAAATCTGCTACGAGTGCGCTCATGCTGAATACCGCAGAAACTACCTAATCGAAGAAAGCCTCGCAGGGCTTGACTAAAGATAAAAATACTAACCCCCCGCAAGGGGGGTTAGGTATCTTCACACGCAAAAAACAAATAACCGCAAATAAAAACAAGAAAGGGAAGATAAATGAGTAAAGCAAGAAAAGAACTAGGTCTGACTTGGTGGAGTTATGTTACCCACGCTTGGCACAAACTTCGGTACTCAACTTCTAGAAAGTACCGCAACGAGTGGGACGCTTGGGAAAATGAACTCACCGCAATTACAAAATATCTACATAAGAAAGGGCTTCTAGACAAATGAGCGTAAAAGAATTATTTGGACATATCGGCAAAAGCGGACTTCTCCCACTTGACGGCATACAAATAAAAGTAATGGTAAAAGATGTAAAGACTTCCTACGGGGTGGAGAGGTTTCTCATCGCTCCAGAGGCAGGGTCGGGAGAGGTCTGGGTCAATGCTGAGCGAGTTTCTTTATCCGCATAGGTTCTTGACTTCTATCCGTATTAGTTGTAATCTATACTCATAACTAAATAACCAACTAAAAGAAAAGGGAAATAAAATGATAGACACTACTACCTCAGTAATCGTTATTACTTCTACTATGACCGCAGCAATTGCCATCTACCTTTTACTAGCATGGCTAGAAAAACGCCATCAACGTAAATGGTCTAGGGAATCTCTCGCCCGTATGATGAAAGAAAACGCATAGTAAAAAATAAAAGTAACCCCCGCCCGCGAGGAGTGGGGGTTATTTTTTCTGACTGAAATGACTGAATATAGTATTGACTTATAGCCTATAGTTATGTAGTATAGTCTTATTAGTTCATAGGGGACTAATCTAAAGAAGGGGATCTAAAATGACCGCAACTCTCGTAATGCTAGTGATGTTTGTAATCGCTCCACTTGCTTTATTGTCTTTCGGTATTGCTATGGAAAAGTGGGCTAACCGCAATGATGAAGAAGAGGACGAGTTCTACGCAATTTAATAGCAAAAGAAAAGAGGGCGGGGATAATCTCCCTGCCCTCTTTCTTTTACCGCAATAACTTACTTCTTTTTACTAACCGCAGACTTCTTATCTACCTTATTAAAAATCTCATCAACTTCCTGGGCAGATAGTTTTCCATCATTGAGGTAGGCTCTAGATAGACCCTCTACAACAGTAGCAACTCCGCCTACACCAGCTACCAAAATAGCTTGCCACAGCTCGATTCCGGCAATAGTTCCGGCTCCAATAACAGATAAACCAGAGGACATAAATACAGCTAGGATACGAGCTAATATCTTCTTAAATTGTTCTAGGGACACTTTTTCTCCTTGGGGAAAGGTTGTAACAATTTTACCGCGTAATAAAAAAGTGATAATTAGGACAAAAAGATAACTCCGTGTATTTTTATAGTCTTGCGTATAGCTAACTAATTTGGTACACTTACACCAAGAAGCCAAGCCATAGGGGGCAAGGCAACCAAAAAAGGGGAATCAAATGGCTCAAATCATTAAAGACGAAGATCTCATTTCAATAATGAACGGCACAAATAAAAACGGAAAGAAAGTCTTTCTCGCAATTTTCGAGCCTCGCAAAAACTCTTTTCCACAAATGGACGGGCGCTCTATAATCTTCCACGCAAACACAAAGGCAGAGGCAGAGAACCTAGCCAAAGAATATGGCAGAAGGATTTTAGATAGAAACTTACAGTATCTAGGTGTTGCGTAAGCCTTCTATAAACTTTAGAGTTAGAGAGAAGCCCTCCGGAAACGGGGGGCTTTCTTCTTTTAATTTTTACCTTGATTAAAGTTAGAAACTTAGCTTAACCGCACAGCTAAGCGGCGAGCGCAAACCGGGAAAATAATTTATGAGCTAGATTAGTCTTCCAGCTGCATAGGGGTTCCGGCTAACAGAGCTTCTACAGTTTCTCGGGAAAAGACTCCATCAACAGTTAGGCCCTTATCAGCTTGGAACTTCTTCATAGCTTCCACCGCGTGATCATCTATCCAACCGGGTCTGCCGTATGAAGCTTCTACATAACCTAGCTCGGTGAGTCGAGTCTTTACCGCAATAACAGAAGCTGAGTTTCGGCTATTTGCTTTATATACGAGCTTGCTGAGCCTTACAGCTTCACCCGCAAAAGTTGTAACTCCAAGCTCGGTCCCAGCTGAGGAATTATTTTTATATTTTTTCTGAGCTGGAACCGGAGCCGGAGATTCTTCAGGTGTAGGAACTGGAACTGGAGGCTCCTCTACTACCGGAGCTGGAGCTGAAACTTCCGGCTGAACCGGAGTTTCTACTACAGATTCTATTTTTTCCTCTACAGTAACTGAGCTAACCTCGTCAATAATAGCTGGAGCTGGCTCATGGACCGCGTTAGCTATATTATCCTGATTTGGTAGGTTATCACTCATTTATACTCCTTTAGGAAAATCCTTTAGTCTTAGTTTGTAGGCTCCTGAGCGATATACGCTCCAAGCCTTCCAATTCTTTCCACCATTACTCATATGATACGCGATTCTTGCGTTCCTTATTGGATTGAATAAAGCGCTATTAGAATCTAAGTCGAACTTATCTCTACGAGATACGCCCGTGCTATCTATCATATTTATTTGGAATATCCCATAAGAATTATCTCCAGTTTTTCTATTGCCATTGTGAGCAAGGGGTCTGCCATTTGATTCGGCTTTAGAGATAGCCCACGCTATTTTCAAGGAATTGCCCTTGAATCCAGCATAGCGAAGAACCTCAACCAACTCTTTGTCGGACAACTTATCCGCGTTAGAGAGAACAGATATTCGCTTGGCCGTAATTTTCTTTATTACTGAGCGCTGAGTAGGTTTCATACTAACAGCCTTATGCTCTATAGTGAACCACTTAGCATTTCTTTGTTTTACTTCTAGTGCTTGCGCCCTTTGGTCGGCAAGGTAAATCGTTGATGAGATGACCATAACAAGGGCAAGGGTGAATCTTGTAAAAAACTCAACCTTGTTTTTATACATAAAGGAATCCTTTGATAGGGGACAGGGACTTGACTCGTTTGAGCCTTAGGGGTCGCTTGGCAACCATCTATCTTGGGTGTCTAATTCGTCGTTTGTATTCCGTCTCTACTTCGTGGGGTATAAGGATAGCATTCCTAAACCCTCTCTCGGCCAGCCAATACTGCTGAGGTGACGGCGCACAGACCAAGGGATACGCTGATCTCCGACAAAGAGAATATAGCGGTCAAAACGGACAAAGAGCCTAAAGCAACCGCAGATACGGCGCTCCAGACAAGGTTTTTAGGAATCTGAATCATCGAATAACTCCTTGAAATAGAGATTTTCCTTTGCTAGAACATAGCAACGGCGGAAAAGAAATGCGCTCATAGAAAGTGACGCAAAAAGTGCCAAAATAATCGCGAAAATATCGCCATTACCTAAATACATATCTAGCCCTCCTTCGAGATAGAGCAACGGTCTACCTGACCGCGTAGGTCACAGTCTACCCACTTCCCGTGAAAAAAGACATTTATCCCTAGGGCGATTCCTATAACGGCGAGCGCGAGAACTACTTTACCCCTGCGTGTAAGTGTCAAACCTTCCATTTCATAACCCCTTTCTAGGTTGTTAGGATAATTGTATCAAATCTAAACTCTAAAGTCAAACTTTAGAGTTAGGAAATCGAACTTCTTTTATCTGAACAAATCCCTCTTTATCTGAAAGCCACTCATAAGCGGTATCCCAAATAAATCCACGCCTTGCTTCTACTACTCCACTTCTCGGCGGGTGTTGTGGATTAGAGGCTTCCCCTAATCCAGTCTGAACTAGGTAGTTAGTATTTATATCCACCTCAATAGTAATAAATGCTTTAGTAATTTTTATCTCCTTCCGCGTAGATGAATTAGGTAGAATACTTTTTTCTTCTCGCTTGCGCGTTGAGATACGAGTAAGAACTTTTCCTAGAGGTAGAACTACGATACCTTTTAGGCTTGCCAATTCTCTTGACTCTCTTGTAAGTACCATATATGGCGCTATCAGGTAGACCCCACATTTTTTATCCCCTTTCCTTTTCTTGATATAAGGATACAGGATAAGTCAGGGTAAGTCAAGAATAAAAGAAAAAATTTTATATTCAGCTCCGGATTCAGCTCCGGATTCAGCTCCGGATTCAGCTCCGGATTCAGCTCCGGATTCAGCTCCGGATT